TCCTACCTTTCTTTGCTTTTATGGATTGCTTAGAATTATTTATTTGTTTTACAAAGTCATATTCGTGTGTGGAAGGAAGTTGGAATGAAAATACAGTACCGTCATTTTTATGTGTGATCGCAAAATCCCCCAGGCTAATGATATCCATTCCTATAAGGACATCAAACCCTTTCAGTATTCCTTCTGATACCCTTAGCGAAGGTATTCCGATATTATTAGGCAACAACAAGTTGACTAAATACATATTAGTTATGGCTTCTCCTTGGGGAGTATACACACGCCCCATACCAATAGGGCTTAAACCCAACTTATCGACGACCACTTTTGTAATCACAGAGTTGGTTGCGCCGGTATCCCATAATGCTTGAAATGTCTTAACCGGGGGATGTTCCCCGCCTCGCACCGGATCATATACCTTACAAATCCCACATCTGGTGATGAGTTTATTTAATCTGATTTTCTCTTCTCGTACTGTAAAAGCAGTCGGATCCATATTAGCGCACAAAAGCCACGCGGGACATGAAATGCTGTGCATACGCTTCATCGCCCGGTGTGCAAAGTTGAATGATAAAATTCCCTAATCCATACTTAGCTTCTGACTCAAAATAAGCTTCTGATTCATTATCATAAACCCCTACGACGGAATTATCCTTTATGACCAGATATTTCCCGTTGTACTTACCTACGAATTCCGTTTGATGGTCAAGGTAATATTGAAATAATGCTTTTAAGTCAGCCATAAAACCGTCATTATTATGATTGCAAAATAAAATTAATTTTTCTCTTTGTGCAAATTTTCACTATCAAATTTAACGCCTGATATAGTCTTTGGGGATACCATATTTATGGATTTCAGGGGTTCCCCTATTTTATATAATAACTATGCAAAAAGATCGTTTTATATTTGAAGTAAAAAATTTGTTTATTAACTTTGTGATAATTAAAATTTACAAACAGCAAACAGCATTACACAATGGCTAAAATTGTTTGGTCTTGGGTGTTAGAGAGCTATATTAACATTATAATTGTGCTGGTTTGCGCCGTTATTGTCTGGATATTGCGTGGTAGGTTTGAGAAGCTCAATAATCGGCTGAAGAAATGCGAGAATCACGCTACGGATATTGCAGAAATCAAAAATGAGGTTGGCAGATTGCGTGCTGATTTTAATAGTATGCGAATGGATATCGAAAGCATAAAAGAATATTTTAAACTATAATACTATGTCGTACCCCGTTTTAGATATTGCTAATAAGATTTTAGCAAGAGGATCTTCTGATGACAGTGGGGAATTAATTTCCAACTTAAAACTGCAAAAGCTGTTGTATTACATGCAAGGATTCCATTTAGCCTATTTTAATGAGCCGTTATTTGAAGAAGATATTGAAGCATGGATGTACGGGCCGGTAGTCCCTTCCATGTATGAGCGATTCCAAGATAATGGGAATAAGGGAATCTCATATAGTGGAAACGTACTTGCATTGACACCTGAAGAAGAAAAACTTTTTAATGAAGTATATAAAGTTTATGGAGTTTATTCAGCTATTGGTCTAATGAATCTAACCCATAACGAAATGCCCTGGAAGTCGACGAATATCGGGAAGGGCAATGTTATTGAAAAAAATAAGATGCGAACATTTTTCAAGAAGCGCCTGAAGTAAAATGTCTAAAAAGAAAAAAAGCAATAGCAACAACAAATCCTTAATCAAGGAGAATAGTACTCCCAAAACAATTGCCATTCAGAAAATAATCGAAGATGACTATCCCTTGTTTTGTTTTAGATACTTATCCGACAAATCTATTAAAAGTTGTAACAAAGCAGATTTTTTTATTGACTTTTTAATCAGATTGCATAAGCTGTCTGAGTTAGGATGGGAAGAAATCAGAAAATCTGGGAGGCATGGTTTCGGCATGGAACCATTACATAAAAGTAAAATAATACCAAAATTACCCGAATGTGTTACTCCCGATGTAACAAATGTACATGTATTGCGATCTTCCGGTAGCAACTTGCCATTAGTAGGGCTTCAAGTTGGCTGTGTCTTCCGTGTGTTTTTCATAGAAACAAAGTTCGGTGATATATACGAACATTAATACATTTAACAGCCCAGGGATTCTGGACTGTTATCCATTTACAATATGTACAACTACTTTTCTGTCTCAGATACAGTAATATTTTCCTGAATAGAACTGGATGTACTTCGTTCTAATTTTATCCTTTGTATCTCATTTTCCCGATCTGGAGCGAGTCCAAGTTTTTGTATCGCGGTTTCAAGAGATATAACGCCATCCCGATAAAGACTGCCTATCGCGCTCCATTGCTGTTGTACATCTTCGTTAAAAGGTTCCGCAAATTCGTGAGTAATCTGCATTTTCAAAAGAGAGTCTCTTAGATGGACGTGAGTTACATTAGCCATTATAGCAATGATAAGATTCTTTTCTCGGTCAACAAGTTCGTCATATATCTCCATGCGATTCTGTCGCTTCATATAGCCCAGAATCATTGCCCTTTTCAAAGCATCACCGGAGAGAGTCCCTAATCCCAGCATACTTTCATAGTCGAACTTTGGAGTCATAGTATCCTGATGAATCGATTCCTTTAAAACCTTCTTTTCTCCCTCTTTCATATCAGAGGCCGTCGGAGGTGTAACGTATTCGAAAACACTGTTTTCACCGTCGCATTGGAGCACTTTCCCGACCATTTCAGGATCCACCAATGAATCATATATGTCTGCTGATATTTTCACAATCGGATCAGCAAAATAATTATTGACATCAGCAGCCTTTGAGTCAATCATTTCGTCCCGATTGATACGTAATTCCGCACCATCCCACTCCTTCTCTTGTCGATAATAAATGACATTGATTTTACCAGAAGGGTTCGGTGTAGTCTCAATATCCCAATTCAAAGAACGGAAAGATCGTTTGCATTTGATTATATTGGCAGAAGTCTGGATGTCGAAATGCTCTATCGTAACCCCATTCTCCCTGAGATAGTAGCCGTATCCAAAGGCTATCAGATTGTGGTATTGGTCGAACATGGGACGTAAAGTATGCCCTAATGATCTTGCCAATAAAACCACCTTCACTTCCGGCGCAAATGTCTCTTCATTGCGATAAATATGATACAGTTTGGCGCATTCCGTTTCTGCACCGGCAATCCTTTTGGCTTGACGCATGGTGGTATTGAACCGGGTCGATGCTAAAAATTTGTTGTAGTCGGTAAATACTTCTTCGACATATTCTTTTAGTTTAAACACTTCTTGTTGTAATTGTGCCAATCTATCAATGGGTGGATTGAGTATCAATTGACGCATGGCGACAAAAGCATCCATTATTGAAATGCTTACTTGTATAGCAATAGGGCTACGTAACACGGCAGACAACATGGATACCCCTTGTTCGGTAAATGCATAAGGTAAATATCGAGTTCCGCCGTGTGCACTTGAGGTGCCAAATTGGAACCTCAAGTTATCAAACTCATCCTTGCTAAGTTGAAACATGTAACGTTCAGGGAATCGTTCAATGTTGCGTTTTACGGCTCGATTTAAAGCTTTCGTTTCCACCTGGTATAATCCAGCCAGATCAAAGTCCAGCATCACCCGCTGACCTCGGATTTCGTATATCTTGCTTTGGATTTGGCCTAATCTATCCATGCTATTTTTTGCGTTTGATGGTGTGCTTTAGTTTTAATACCGCAAAATTCAACTCGATTTCCGTTTCGGTGTCCGTGGTTTGCATATCCTCTCCAAACAGGTCGGCCATAATTTCACCGCTTTTCTGCATCAACGTTTTTTGTTTGAACTGATCGGGATTAGCCGACATCTCTCCGATGGTGCGGGATAGTTCACGTAGCTTTGCAAAGGCTTCTATAATTGCGATAGTTGTCTGTGTCGCCTGTGGACTTTTTAGAATGGTTGCCAGCATGTAGAGTCCTTTTTCAGTGAAGGCTTTGGGTAAAACACGTGATTTAGATAACGTTGATTCATTTGCGATCAAAAATTTTGATCGCAAATTATTAAACTCGTGTTTGCCGATTTCAAATACATATCATTAAACCGTCCTTGTTTGTAAGTTTTAAAGTTGCCTTCTATTGATTTTACCTTTAATAAGAAATATTTTCAGGACATCGTTTCTGTCGATGATGGTATCGCCTGAGAATCGCGGGTTTGTAGCCCGTAAAATAAATTTACATCTATCTTCAGAAAGATATACATTCTTGATCGTTCTTAGGTTATCGCAGTTTGCGTTTGTTATTACTAAATATGGCTCCCCCCAGAGCATAGAATCGACATTGGTGATCTCTTTTACAAGAACGACTTCACCGGCAAAAAAGTCAGGTTCCATGCTCTCTCCGTAGACCGGAAAGGCAGCACAACAATCGTTCAAAGGCGGATAGCTAATGAGGTATTGAGACATTTCCGGAATGTCGTTAAAGCTTTCTGCTATCGATGCCGTTACGTTGATGTCGTAGAAGGGTATTCCTGATTTTTCGGCAATTTTATCTTCGGGCTTAATAAGCATTTCACCATCACCAGTCAAAAGCCAAGTTGTGTTCAAGTCGGGATATTTCAAGGCAATCCTTTTGATCTTTTCAGGCTGTATGGATTTCCTGATCGAAGAAATATAGGCACTTGAGACTCCTATATCCCTGCCGAAAGCGGATTTTGAGATGTTTTTGCTGTCCAGGTATTGTGTAAGTCTATCTTTTACAGACATTTATAATTTTGTTTTTAAAATTTGCTTAAAAATGCCTTTAATTATTTGTTAATATAAAGGCGTTGCATTATATTTGCATTACGATAATCCAATTAACCACAAAGGTACTTGGTATTATCAAGGTGAAAATAGTAAAAATTTATCAAACCATGAAAATGAGGATCAATAAAAGCGAAGTAATGAAAAGGGCTTGGAAGATTTTCAAAGGCAAGAATCCGTATTCGTACAGCTTTTCGGCAGCATTGCGTCGCGCCTGGTTTGTGGAAAAGGAGAATGCGCGGGTAAACGCCGAACGGATCGAGCGGGCGGCTTCGGTGATTCCTTCGCACGGTGACATGCCGCTGCTGGATGCAAGCCGCTATTACAATGGGATAGATAGTTACGGAAGATATTTTGGAGATTAAAAAAATAGACAAATGACAAACGCTTTTAGAAAAGGAATGTTGGATGCGCCCAAAAGACATCAGGTTTTGATTCGGGAAAAGATTAAAGAAAAGTTGGGCATCACAAGTCGTATACAATTCAATAATCGACGTGATGGCATCGTAAATCATACTCCGGCAGAAAGAGACGCCATAGAAGCCATTTTCAATGAGTTTGGAGTAACCGCCCCCTGGGGGAAAGAATGATATGAAAACCGATTCGATACTAACCAAAAGAGAGGCCCAGGTAGCCGAGTTATGCGTCAAGGGGTATATCGGGAAAGAGATCGCCGATAAGCTTAATACCTCTTACCGTACTGTCGTGAACCACTTTCAGAACATTTACGACAAAACAGGTATCCGCCGGTCAACCAATGCCCTGGTGTCGTGGTGGTTTTGCGTGAACTTTTCGATTGACATTTCAGAAACGGCAAAGCAGATTATCGCGGGGGTATTCTTTCTGATGGTTCTTCCTCACGAGATTTTCATTCACGACACACAGCGGCGCTTTTCCCGTAACGGGCGGGTTATCGAACTGGTAGAGAAAGATTACGAACCGGAATTTATGCCTCAAATGTCGGCTGCATAATAAAGCAAAAAATGAAAGCAAGCATAAAAAAATACGACAAATATTTGGTACAGTCAAAAACTTTACCCATATTTGCTGTGCCAAGAGCTCACTACATCGTAGTAAGCAAAAACATATTTCAAAAGTCTTGCAATAAAGCGAGTCTTTCTTGTGGCACTTCTCTTACGGGTAGTGAGTTCTTGGCGGAATTACAAGGAAGGCTCGCCCTTTCCGTATTAGACATAACGCAAAATTTCATTCCATGCCAAGAACTAATGAAATTAGCGCAGGCGCACCAGGTGCGTCCGCTTCAACGCAAGAGCGTGCGAAAGTCGCTCAATCTATCTTTAATCTTTCTGACGAGGAAATCATCCATCGTTTCAAATCTCTTTCAGAGAGTGAGATCCGCGATCTCGCTCCGGTGCTCCGTATCCTTTTCTGTATGCTCTTAATTCATAACAATAAACGCTAAACAATTGTATTACAATACACTAAATTAAAATATGATGGAAAATTTATTGCAATGTGATGGACGCCGTTTTCGGTGCAAAATCAATGAGACTCCCGCCGAAGGCAGAATCCGGGTAGAAGATAACAATGTGTATTTATGCCAAAATGAGATGGATGGGGCCGAAGCAGATAACAAGTTCGGTTATAAATATAGCTGGAGCGTTTCATCAGGATCAAAGGAATCTCTTGCATTAAACCATATTTCCGACTTCATCCTTACCCCTTCTACCCCCGATGAAATCGAATCCTACAAGGATTGGCAGGTGGGAGATAAGGTGTGTTGCAAGGAAGGTATCGTCATTTCTCCCTTCTCACTACATGGCGAAATTATTTTCAGAAGCGGAGAATTGGTTGTACCAAAATTCAATGACCGTGCCCCCTACGTGTTTACATGCAACGAGCTTTACAAGCGAGGCTATCGCCTCGATGTCGAACCCCTTTCTGAAGAAGAAAAAACCGTTGAAATTTCAATGGACGAGATTGCCGAAAAATGGGGCATTTCGAAAGATCAGTTGAGAATCAAGAAAGAATAATAACGGCGAGTGAGTGGCGGAAATGGCAGACGCACTTAAACAGGAGGGCTGATAGTGGTCGGGGCAACACAGTTGCCGGAGGACGCTCCTCGGAAAGCATCCATGCGGGTTCGAATCCCGCCTCACTCCTAAAAATGTTCAAGTAACGCCTCATGGATATGAAAATATACAAACAGAAATAGGCATGAACGGTATTCAAATCTTCCAAAACAATCAATTCGGGCAAATCAGAGTAGCCACGAACGAAAACGGCGAACCGATGTTCGCTGCGACCGATATTGCGCGGACTTTGGGTTACTCCAATCCCCAAAAGGCCATACGTGACCACTGCAAGGGGGTGAACGAATCGTTCACCCCTACTGAAAGCGGTATTCAGTCAATGAAATTCATCCCTGAGGCGGATGTTTTCCGTCTTATCATGAAGAGTCGTCTGCCACAAGCCGAGCAGTTCCAAGACTGGGTATGCGGAGATGTTCTCCCTTCGATCCGCAAGCACGGCGGTTATTTAACTCCGGAGAAAGTGGAAGAAGCATTGCTTAATCCCGATACTCTTATTCAGTTAGCCACACAGTTAAAAAATGAGCGTGCCAAGCGTATTGAAGCCGAGGCGCATAGTAAGGAGTTGGAACCTAAAGCACTCTTTGCGGATGCCGTTGCCACAAGCGACCGGTCTATCCTTATAGCCGAACTTGCAAAGATACTTCGTCAAAACGGGGTTGAAATTGGACAGAACCGTCTTTTTGAATGGCTGCGTCATAACGGCTACTTATGTTCGAAAGGCGAGTACTACAACCAACCGACTCAGCGCTCAATGGATATGGGATTGTTCGAGATAAAAAAGACCTCTATAACCAAGCCCGACGGCTCGGTGTTGGTAACGTGTACCACGAAAGTGTCCGGTAGGGGGCAGGTCTATTTCGTAAACAAATTTCTCTCTCGTTGTACGGCTTAACACACAAAGAGATGTCAGCGGTTAGTGTAAATATTTCAGAAAAATGTTTGCGAAATCAAAAGTTTTGCGTACATTTGTTATTGCGAACCGATACGAATATCGTATCACAAAAACATAATAACGCTGATAATAAAGCGTTGCCCTTTGTCCACTTCTACTACGGTAGTCGTGTCGGTTCGCAAAACTTGACAGGGCAACGCCTTTTTTGTTGCCATATATTAAAACTTTTAACTGACAAATGCGAACCGAAGTTAAAAGCACTAAGGCGAATAATAGTACCCTTACTGCACCTGTATCCGAATTACAGGACATCCTCAATCTCTCAAACAGGGAGATCGCAATCCGTTTACAATCACTCTCTTTGGACGATCTTGAAAAGCTCGCCCCGCTGCTTCGTGTACTTATGTATGTCGTTTTAACGCGAGAAAGCCATGCCGCAGAAGAACACCGAACAAACAGTAACCTTTGGTCAGGTGATGGATTATATTAGTGAATTAGAGGCATCTAACCGGGTGCTTAGCGCTGAGAACAATAAGATGCGCCACTACTTTAATCTTGAATTGGTGGCCGACGTGCCGGTATCGGTCAATACTGCGTGCGATATACTCGCTCGCCATGCGAACTCGATCCGATCATACATAACCAGTGGATTGCTCAGATTGCACCCCGACAGTACGGACAAAGCACTGAAGATAAGACTTGATTCGGTTCTCGCATTCAAAAAAGCTAAAGCGGAGAAACGATGAAAGCGGTACTATTTATTACAGCCATATTGCTTGCGGCGAACGAGTCGCGCGACATCTGGGTGAACCTGATCGGCATCGGATTGATGGCATTGCTTGTAGTTCTTTTTAACCACAAAAAACACACGACCATGAACGAAGATTTCAAAGTATCGGACAAAAGTAACGATCCGGATCTGAATACGCCCCGGATTGCACTTTCGAAGCTGGCCGTTTCGGGAGAAATGAGCGAAGACGGTCGCAAGGAAATTATCAACTACTTAAACGAATTGTAGCCATGATAAAGCTAACAGCCGAAGATTATCGCCGTATGGCTTTCTTGGTTGAAGACAAGTCATACGATTTCAGCAGTGATTTCGAAACTACGATAGAGTATGACACCGACCGGTTCAACTCCGATCTTCAGGTTCATGCAATGTCTTACGACCATGACGGAGAAACAAGGCTATTTATTACGTATGCACAATTAACAACCTCTATTCCAGAAGGCACAATAAATAATGACTTCGACAAAAACAGATTGCAGTACAATTTGGTTCATTAGGTTTTTGTAAGTTAAGGTTAATGATTCGCCCTGCGCCATCCGCGAGGCCCGCGCAGGTTATTTGAAAATTCAAACACGTAAATATTATGCTAACAGAATTAACATCGGATCAAAAAAGGATCATGCTTGAAACGCGTGATGAATGGATTAATCTATTCTTTGATAATGTCAGGAATAAACGAGGTATAGACAAGCCTGCTTTCGAAGAAGGGATCAAATGGCTTTACAACGATTTGCTGAAAAAGCCTACTCCGAAGATTATTTATTGTGATGGGTGGCTGAGCTGTTTATTAACCATCGCGATTTTAAAGAATAAAAACCTGATTAAAAAATCATGGGCTTCGGTCGGGGCTTCGGTCAGGGATTCGGTCTGGGCTTCGGTCTGGGATTCGGTCGGGGCTTCGGTCGGGGCTCCGGTCGGGGATTCGGTCAAGGCTTCGGTCAAGGCTTCGGTCAAGGATTCGGTCGGG